CCCGCCGTAACGGCGCTACACGCGGTGACTCTGGTCGGTTGCGCAACAAGCGCCGCTGACCGAAAGGGGGCTTCGGCCCCCTTTTTTTGCGCCCAGTGTTTTGATGCCAGTTATTTTCTGCCGCGTGCGTGAGGCGTGCGAGTGTGCGCGAGCGCCCAGTCAGGTGCTATACTTGACATATAGGCTCATTTATGAGATAATTACATTGTCAGCGCAATTCTGCATTGACAATTTCTCTTACCCTTTGCAAAGGAAAATCACCATGGCACAATCAAATGCCGTTTTCGAAGCCGCAGTCAACGACCACACAGACACTATCCGGCGCGCAAAAGAGCGGATTGCAATCTTACGCTCCAACAAAAGCCGGATTGAAAAGCTCTTTCGTCCTATCAACCTGATTCTTGCAGGTGCAGGTATGGAAAACAATTCGCATGCGCATGTATCCGTCCGGTATGACGATATGATTCATGCCAACGTCACTATGAATCGAATTGATTCATTCAAAGCACCTGTACTGCAGGCTTTGCTCGAATACTTTAGCGGAATGAGCAAACCAGACGAAACCCGGACGTCAGACTGGGCGGCGTCATTGAACAGGGATTATCACTTCACCTTGAACAACGACTGGACAGTGACAGTCAGCGCTTACGTTAAGAGTGACAGTCCAACCTGCAGGAAAGTAGCAGTCGGTACTCAGGTCGAGGAGACTATCAAGTATGAGATTCAGTGTGATTAATCTCCACTGACTAGGAAAGGGCGGCGCAAGCCGCCCTTTTTTTGCGCCCACGTTTTTGATACCAGTTATTTTCTGCCGCGCGCGTGTGGCGAGCGTGGGCGATCGCGCCTATTTAGTGTCCCATTCAGGCGTGATACTTTACTTTAGGCGTGAGATATGAGATAATTACATTGTCAACGTGATTATGCGTTGACGATTTATTAACCCTTACCAAAGGAAATGTCATCATGGCCAAAAAAGCCGAACTATCGCAGGCAGGCGAAACCCTGCAATTCAAATCACTCTCCGATTTCGCTTTCGCTCATGCGGGACTCACCGGAAAAGTGCAAGCAATGGCGCGTTACGCTATCGACAATATCGCGGGTTTCCCTGCCGAATGCCCCGACGAAAGCAAAGCCGAATTGAAGGCGGGCTACATGAAAAAATGGGGTGTTGACCATCCGCCCGTGATGTTTATCAATGTCGGCGGGAATTATCTCGCACAGAGTGATATTGATATGACAAAACTCACGGGCGAACATGAGCGCCGCACAATCAGCGCTGAGTATCTTATGAACATTACTACCCATGAGTACGGCGTGATGGGGCGAGATGATCCAGCATGGCGCGCCATTGTGGAAAAGTATCGCGAAGCAATGAAGGATTACGCAACGAATCGTTACAACGATTTATTGAAAGCCGCAAAATCCCTAATTGCAGAAAGTAATCCTTCAGCGAAACGTACCCGCACAATTGTTGCATTTACTGAATCGGTAAAGAAAGCATTTGATCAATTGGAGGGCTCTGTTAAGGTGAAATCAAAAGATGGGGATGCTACTGCTAACCCTGTGCAATTCCTAATGGCGCGTGACGCCTTTTGGAAAGCATATAACGCTAAGTAATTAGCCTAACCCGCAAGGCCGCAAGGCCTTGCGGGTTTTTTTTGCGCCCGCTATTTGATGCCAGTTATATAGTGGGGCGCGCGCGAGGGGCGAGTCAGGTGCGAGCGCGCAAAGCGCATCCCACGTCTTAAATAGCGTCCCACGTTTGCGTGGGATTTGATGCTGCTCCCTCGTCCTCGTTTTTTAACATCACATCCAGTGATGTTAACTTTTTTTTCGGCGTCTGTCAAGCTTTTTTCACCGATTCCAACTAAATCGCAACAATTGGAGGAAAAAAGTTGGTGAGTGTCAGTTAAGCAAACGGTACGCGATAGAACGAGGCGGTTTGTTCTACTTTTTGTTCTACAAAACAGGCAATGTTCTACTTTTTTAGACCGAGTAGAACAAGCTAAGTCCTTGATTCTAAAGGAGAATTCGGGATTTGTTCCAATGTTCTACGATTTTTCGAAAAGGGGGTCTGGTTTTTTGAAAAAATGCGCGGCAAGACCCTTTAGCGGCAACTGCACCGCCATTCGTAAAAAACACAAAAAAAGACCGTATACCCCCCAAAAAACGTAGAACATCAGAACATTCCCCTCTCTCTATCTATCTAAAAAATATTTTTATTAATAAAATCAATAACTTAGCAACGCTCTCCCTCAACCGCCCTCGCATTTTTTCGTACCATAAGTAAAGTCAAAAAAGTAGAACAAACAGAACACCGTAGAACAGAAACTTAGTTGGCACATATCACCAACTTCCTACTTAACTATTGTAAATAAAGACTTGACATAAAACTCAAAATCGCCTACAATGGGCGCATGGGAGAAGAAAAAAGAGAGTTAGTCGTTAATCAGTTCCCCACGTACCCGTGGGATTTCAAACCTCGAAGGAGTAACACAATGCCAACACTATCGTTTATGGCCGCAACAGCCAAACAACAGCGCGATGCCACCGCATGGCTCGCATCCCTGCCACGCCACCTGCGCAAGCAGTACCGGCCCAAAGCCCATGCAACCCCACCCAATAAAGCGTCCCATGACTCAGTGGACTCTTATATGAAGACGGAGTTTCGTATCGACCATTACCACACGCAGAACCTTGAGTTCTTAGACCGTGCCTACGACTTTGATGAGTTCGGTGACATCGACAATGAGTTCGATGGGCTGACCATCCACGAACCAGACAGCGAGGCTGCACTCTGGGCCTTCTGCACTGGCTACGACAACATCTAATTGTTTTTCAACAGACAACGGGGTCTGAGCACCCCGTTATGCTTTTTCTTTCATTTATAGCTTTTTTAGGAGAACACCATGGGACAGATGAAGAACCTCTATCTTGAACAGCTAGACAACGAACGCCTACTCGATGCCATGGATGGCGTGACCATCTATGTGCTGACACTCAACGGCAAACCCTGCAACGCCTACATGGACAAGGCCGAAGCCGACTACGAGGCATGGCTGTGCAATCAAGCCGATGCACACAGCGACAACGAGGACGGTGAAATCAACATCTTTGCCGTGACCGAAGTCCAACTGCTCACCTAGTATTTAACCCCCCACTAACCCATTGGAGACTAACTATGAGAACCATAACCGTTGAGATACGCGACCAATACGGCAATCGCGTGTTCCACCCCGTCTGTGAAGATGCCCTCCGTTTTGCCGCCATTGCAGGAACGACCACTCTGACTGAGCGCGTTTTGACGTGCGTGAGGGGGCTTGGGTATGACATCACCTACACATACAACACCCCTAAGGAGAACCTGCCATGACCGTGACCAAGATTGAAGAAGCCATGCGGTCTTATTGGGGTGAGCGATGCCCCGACAAGCATGCCGACTGCGTTGTGTGTCAGGCATGGAGCGAGTACGACACCCTGCGCCTTGCCCTGCGCTTAGTGGCTGTGGAAGCGGCGATTGAGATTGAGAAGTGGAAACTAAAGAAGGAGAACGAATGATGGACGCTGTATTACTTGTGGGGATGACCATCCTCGGGTGCATGAGCATAGGCGCGGGCCTTGGCATAGAGGGCTGGGTCGCTAAAGTATTGCTTATCAACGGCGGGGTGCTGTTCGGCATCGTAGCCCTGATATGTGTCGAAGACCATGAACAAGAGGAGAACAAGCATGACTGACCATGTACCCCACTGCCGCCGATGCGATGAACAGTATCCCACCGAGAGGTGGGCTCTTGGATACAAGATGTGTATGCCATGTGCTGAGAAGGAGGTTGGGCCGACTCGCACCATCGTGCCCATGGCGAAGTCCAACTACATCCTAGTGACTGACCTTACCCTTTTGAAAGGCTTGAACAAGTATGCATCTCAATAACATGACCCACATGGCTGAGATATTCAACACACCATTGCTCCCTTACAAGGAGTTTTTAGTAACCCATGGAGAACATGGGGCGGCGTTGATGGACAGCGGGAAGTTGGGCAAGCACTATCACGCGCGGTACGAGTTCCCATGCGGGACAGAGGTGTCTGTGATAAGCGGGCCGCTGTTCTATTGCAGCCCCGATGCGCCATACGAGTACCGGATAAGCGGCGAGGAACCCGTAGGGCATCAGACAGATGAGGAGTTGTTCATCGCACTCACAAAAATCGTAGCGGGCGGGAAACCACGCGCTAACGATGGGGTGGACGATGATGAGAAAGATGATTTCCACAGGTTGGCTGTGGAACAGGCACATCTAAGTAAGAAAGTTACCCAAGAGCCTTGACTCAAATGTCAAGTTGTGTTATACTCTCAGCAAGTCGGAAAGCATCCTTAGCGCGGCCCGACTTAGTGTCCCACGGTAACGTGGTTTGTTAAACGAATGGAGAATCGAAATGGAATTGCAAAAGCCTCAGCACCTTATCAGCTTGGCATCGTCTGCCGTGCTTGTATGCGTGGACATCAATGTGTGGTCAGCTACGAAACAAGACCGCGCCATCAGCAATGAAGTTACTACGGCAAAGCACGCGAGTAAGAACGCGGGCCGCTACGTTAAGCACTTGCTTGCAGACCATCCCAAGCACAAGGCGTTGGCGAACTATCGGCAGACAGTATATAACTGGCTACAACGTAGGACGTACCCGTGGAATAAGGGCAACAACCTGCTGCCATCGGTGGACATGCCCGTCTTTATGAAGGAGTACCACGAACACGAAGCGCAGTTTGCTACGCTGAAGGCCGAGTTCCTCGCCGACTACGACAGCATTGTGTCCAACATGGCGTTCAATGCAGCGGGCATGGGTGATATGTTCAACCGCGCAGACTACCCGCCCAAGGAGCAGTTGGAGCATCGGTTCGACATGAAACTGTTTGTGAGCGAAGTGCCGATGAGTGATTGGCGCTGTGGGATTGCATCTGACATCGCTGAGGATTTGTTCGCTACATACAGCAAGCAAGCCGAGCAAATAGTGTCCCACGTTATGGTGGAGCAGCAATCAAGGTTCATTGAGGTTATGAAGTCCATCAGCCACTGCTGTGGCGTGGAGGAAACCGGCATTGATGACAACACAGGGGAGACCAAGGTTAAGAAGCGCAAGATTTATGACAGCACTATCCAAAAGGCAAAGGAGATGTGCGAGTCGTTCAAGCAGTTCAACCTGACAGGCAATGCGGAATTGGAGGAAGCGCGTGCCTCATTGGAAGTTGCCCTCACGGGCGTGGATGCGGAGTTAATCCGTGATAGTGACGCTGTGCGCGCGAATGTGAAGGGGGATGTGGACAGCATCCTCTCGAAGTTCGGTGCGTTTCAATGCGTATAGGTAAAGCAAGTAGTCGAAAACGGCAATAAGTAGTAACCCATTAAGTTCAATCATAGTTAAAGAAAGTTCAAATCATGTCCAAAGTCAATTTCACCCAAACCGTGACCATCAAGGAATTGCGGAAAATCATCCCACTCATCGGTGGGGAACTAACTGTGGTCGTACAGAGTGAGCCCGGTTGTGGCAAGACCTCGCTGTTGTCTATGATTGCCATGGACAACGGGGACAAGTGGCGTTCGCCCAAGGATGGCACGAGCATCGAAGGTGACAAGTACGACTACATCTACGTTGACTGCCCCGTCAAGGACATGAGCGACATCGGCATGACCATCCCCAACCATGCGACTCAGCAGTTGGAATACTATGTGTCGAGCCTGTTTGACATCCACAACGGCAAGCCCAAAGTCATCATGCTTGATGAGTTTATGAAGTCACCCAAGCTGTTGCAGGTCATCTTCACGCGACTCATGCTTGAGCGTATGGTGGGCGATGTGCCACTGCCTGAGACCGAGACCACCAAGTCCATCGTCATTGCAACATCTAACAATGCAAGCGATGGCGTGGGCGACTCGATGCTTGCTCATGCGGGCAATCGCGTATGTATTGTGCGGATGGCGAAGCCGACTCCGAACGAGTGGCTTGAGTGGGCGACTGAGCATGGTGTGTCTCGCGTGGTTCGTGCGTTCGTTGCCATGTTCCCACGATGCTTGGCATCGTACACCGAGGGTGATGCACAGAAAGATAATCCGTACATCTTCCATCCTAACAAGGGGGCTTTGTCCTTTGTATCCCCGCGCTCATTGGCGAAGTGCGATGTCATCGTGCGTTACCGCGATGCGATTGGTGAATACGCTACGCAAGTGGCGTTGGCGGGCACGATTGGTCACAGCGCGGCGGGTGACATGGCGGCGTTCATGGCGATGGAGAAATCCTTAACTGATGTGCGGGACATCATCAAAGCGCCGTCAACCATTGAGATGCCTAAGGACATCAGCGCGCAGTTGATGATTATGTTTCAAGCAGTAGATGTGCTTGAGACGCAAGACCAACTGTCCAAGTTCATGGAGTTTGTCGAGCGCATCCCATCGAACGAGATTCAAGGTGTGTTCTTCACCATGATGATGCGGACAGTTAAGTCCGTGAAGTTGGCTCGGAACAATCTCAAGATTGCTGAGTGGGCTAAGAACAATCACGACTTGTTCTAATCAATTCCCCACCGATGGGTGGGGTTCTATTTTTTCAGGAGGTTCTATGGAATTCAGTATGGCTGAGATATTCCTTGGCGCGTGGGCAATCGTAATGACGATGCTGTGGGTCAAGGCGCGTGAGGAGTTGCGGATGTTTAGGTACATGACTATCCATCATCTGCGTAGGTTAATCAAGAAGGAAGTCCGACTTGTGGACGATGGCACATCATTTATTTTTGAGGAGATTAAGTAATGTTGAAAGACGCACAAACCGCCCGCATCAAGCGGGCACACATGACCATGTTCAAGCACCCACAAACCGCGCTCTACTCGGGCGTGATGCTGATGGGTACGAGTGCCGTGGTTGACAACTGCCCTACTGCATACACCGATGGGGTGAACAAGCGGTATGGGCGCAAGTTCCTTGAGCAGATAACTAAGGAGCCACAGGTGCGTGGGTTGGTACTTCACGAGAACCTGCACATCGCTCTCAAGCAGATGCCGTTTGGCATGGCTATGTTCCAAGAGAACCGACAGATGGCAAACCTAGCCGCTGACTTTGTGGTGAACGACATCATCGTCAACATTGATGGGACAGTTAATAACTCAAGCGAACGCTTGGTTGAGCTACCGGAAGGCGGGGTATACGATGCCATGTTCCACGACTGGTCAATGCGTGAGGTGTACAACTATCTCAAGAAACACGCAAAACCTAAATGCAAGGGTAACAAGCAAGGCGGGTCAGGCGGTGGGCAAGGTAACGACCCATCCCAAGGTGGGACACAAGATAGCCAAGACCAATGGGAGTCCGTAACTGTTAACGGCAAGACTTATGACTTGTCTAACGCAGACGACCATGACTTCATTGACATCGGCAAGCTGTCCCATGAGCAACAAAAGGAGTTGAACGAGGAGATTGACCGAGCGTTGCGCGAAGGCGGCATCCTTGCAGGGCGCATGGGCGGCAAGATGCCCCGAGCCATCTCCGATATGTTGGAGCCGAAGGTTGACTGGCGTGATGCGTTGCGCGAGTTCGTGTCTTCATCGGTGCGTGGTAAGGACGAGTACACATGGCGGCGCATGAACAAGCGTCACATGGCTAATGACATCTACCTGCCAAGCATGGACAACGAGACTATCGGCGGGGTTATCGTGGCTATTGATACTTCTGGCTCAATAGGCGAGAAAGAGTTGAACGAGTTTGCTACAGAACTGGTCTCAATTTGCGAGGTGGCTTCACCTGAGAAGGTGACCATCATTTGGTGGGACGCTGAAGTGGCAGGTACGCAGGAGTTTTCCGGTGACTACACGGGCATTGCATCCATGCTCAAGCCTCAGGGCGGCGGTGGAACTAAGGTCTCATGTGTCAGTGAGTACATAAACAAACACCGCATCAGCGCGGACTGCGTGATTGTGTTCACAGACGGGTATGTCGAGGATAGCGTGACATGGGACATCTCTAGTCCAACCCTGTGGATGGTTACCCAATGCAAGTCTTTCGAGCCTCCATCGGGCAGGAAAGTCATGGTCAGCTATGACGATTAAACCCTCGGAGGGAACTGTGACAATTAGGATTTCAATGGCAGCAGCAGGGACATTAGACCTTTATCCCAATACAAAGATGAGGTTCTCGCGTCAGGTGGCTGAGGAGTTGCTACATCGATACGGAGCCTTTGCCCACATGCACGCCCTAGAAGCCATGGAGTCCCGCGACCAAGAACACTCACGAAAGTTATGGCGCGATGTATTGACAACGCTAGATGAAATTACAAACGAAAGGAACCAAAATGATAACGCTAAGTTATGCACGGCTGAAACGAATCAGCCTGACCGAGAAACCCTATCGGGGCAGTAAAAACCGATTCCCCGTCACAGGCCGCAGACAGAACAATAAGTACTTCTTAGTTGAGGAGGAGAACGGCGAGACCATCTTCAAGGTTGTGTATGGGTATCACTACGAACAGCAGGCCATCACGCTTGAGGAAGCTGCTGAGTTAAAGAAGGAGGGTAAGAGTATTTACCATAACTCGGTCAACGGGCAAAACTATATATGGGTTACAAAACCCTGCGTCATAGGCGTGGTGCGTTCGGACGAGACCTTTGAGTTCATGGCAAAAAGCTACGCCCAAGGTGCGCGTAAGTTCCTCAGCGACATGAGTTATGGATATTTCAATAACGACTCACGGCGGGGTGGGATGGTGTTTAGGGTAAGGGATAAGTTTTACCCCGTATACCAAGGGATGCGAGTGGACATTGCCACTATGAAGCCTACGAAGGACATCACCATCATTGGTAAGACTGTTGATAGGAAAGCATCTAAGAAGCTAATGGCTAAGCATGAAGACTTTTATACGGTGACTGAGACCATGTGCAAGGCGATGACCCTTCAATCATGGTTGGACACAGCTAAGACTATTTATCTTGAGAATGAGGTAGAAAATAAACAATCAGAACAAATCCTAACACTTGCCGAAGCAATGAAGTTTACCGCGCCGCTTGATGCGATGGTGCTGTATGCGTTGGGCATAAACAGTGATTTCAAATGGAGTATTAGAAACCCATCGTCATGGCATCGCCATAAGACTGCGGTCGAGACATTTAATTCGGTGAAGGCTAGGTTGAACAGGCAAATCTATAAGGAGAACGAGGACACATTCTTGAATGTGACCTATGAGATGGGCAAGGTGTACCCGCCTAGCGAGTGGGGCTACACATTGATGGTTGATGGCGTTGAAGTTGAACAGTACGGATATGGAGTATGAGCATGAAACGGTGGAAAGGAACAGTGGTGGTGGCGTACACCCAAGAAGTTGAAGTCGAAGCTGAAACCCAAGCTGAGGCCGAAGCAACAATGCTTGATTGGTTTGAACCCTCCCGCTGCATGAACACTGCTGAGGGTCAAGCCTACGATGTGATGGAAATTAAACCCGCAGGAGAACAAGCATGAACTTCCAAACCGTTTGTGCGCGGCTTGCCGCTTACAACTGCTACGTCAACGGCGTCTCTGTCAGAGAGATTGCCAAACAAGCGGGCAAGTCGGCGACAACTATCCGGAAATGGCTGCGAAGTGTGAACCCAAACTGGACAATGAAACTAAAGAAGGAGCAAGCATGACATTATTTCTTGATGGCTTTGAGAACGACAAAGCCAAGTTAGAGTTGATGGACTCACTCGCGTACCCACTGGTGCGTGAGATAGTATTCAAACACGGCTTGCGCGTGGCACGGCGCACCGACTCGGGGTGGTTGATGTGCAACCAATATGGCATTGCTGTAGGCAAGGTTAACTGCACGAAGAACGGCGATGGCATTAACGAGTACACATGGCGTTCGCCCTACTACCTCAAGGAGCGCGGCAACGGCAGGGCTGACAAAGAGACTATTCGTAGCACAAAGCTGTCCACATTGATGGGCGTACTGAAGACTAAGAAAGTAATCCCGTCAGCAGAGGATATGGTTGCCCGCAAGATGAAGATGCTTGGTTCGCCGGTACGCTACCTGAGGCGTTCGCTTGGCAACTCGGACAAGAATATCAATATGGATTCCAATACTGTCCATGCCTTGCTTGCTCACTACTTGCATGGTGAAATTGATAGTCGTGGCCTATCACTTGACCGAAGTGAATGTAAAAATTTACTTGACAAATGTGATAATGCTGATAAGGTACGCCGTATGAAAGATGAAAAGTGCAATGCGTTTTTCCACAACCCTTTCTACATGATTGGCGTGGACGAGTTTGGTGACTACCTCATTGGCAAGATGCGGATGATTCCGACTGATGCGAATGAAACCAAAACAGAAATGGTCGAGAACTTCAAGCGGTACAAGTCCATAGAGGATTACCCTAACCTGATTGCATTTATGACCATGACCAAAGCAGTCTATGAGAGCAAGCACTCGATGCACGGTGGGCTACCTATTGTGGATGAGTACAACGATGCGCTTGATGCTGTGTTCTTCTACGACACGCGCCCGACTCACTACGACCACATCTATGCGGTGACACCATGCTGACTCCCGAGCGCAAGGTCAAGGACAAAGTTAAGAAGGTACTCAAGGAGTTGGGTGCGTACTACGCCATGCCCGCTACAGGTGGGTATGGTAGTAGCGGTACACCTGACTTTCTTGTTTGCTATCGCGGGCGGTTCTTTTGGCTTGAGTGTAAAGCGAATGGTGGCAAGACCACAGCGTTGCAAGAGAAAAACCTAGAGGACATACGCAAGAACGGCGGCGTTGCGTTTGTGGTCAATGAACACAATGTCGGTAACTTGAGCGAGTTACTAGTAGTTTTTGTAGAGGATAACTAATGAATGAACAAGATTTAGAGCAACTGCGAGAAGTCCATGCGGGGCTTGCAATGGTGGGTCTTTTGATGAAAGGAGTTTATGACGAGGACATACCACGCCGCGCGTATCAACTAGCAGACTCTATGCTAATGACGAGGTCAGAATCCGCTGGCATCGTTTCAGTAAAACGCCATCTAAAGAAGGAGAAGGCACATGACGCTAACTAAACTGAAAGTCAAGAAATTTAAATGGGGTGCGCGGCACGACAAGGTGCGCGTAATCGGTGAGGCATTGCACAATGGTCAGAAGCCTAATGCACGCGCGATTGCTGAGCAATACAACTGCACAGTGAACTACGCCTACCAGTTAATTGACGCCGCTTACAAGATGACAGGCGTAACTAAGCCTCCACGCGCAGATGGGACACAAAGTAAGTCGTTGAGCAACCGCGCATTGAAGAAGGTTCTTGAGGACTCACCCTTGCCCATCACGATGGAAGAGCCTGAGGCGAATGTAGACATGGTTAACCATCCTCCGCACTACACCGCAGGGGGCATCGAGACCATTGACTACATCCAAGCGAAGCTAACCCCTGAGGAGTTTCGTGGGTATCTCAAGGGCAGTGTGCTGAAGTACTCTAGCCGAGCAGGACTCAAAGGCGACACAAGCGAAGACCTTGGTAAGTTGGTGTGGTACGCCAACAAGCTGAAGACTGTTTCCTAAACCCTTACGAGGCATGGTTCGCCATGCCTTTTTTTGTATCTATTGAATTTGTTATTTAAGGATAGAGAAATGCTTACAGGACTAGAGATACTGATAGCGCGAATGAAAGACCACCCCGAGGAATTCCTCTTGCAGCGCAAGTGGGATACGCTAATAGAAGATTTTGCAGAGTGCTTTACCGAAGAAGAGCGAGGTACGCTCAAAGCCGCCCGTAACGAGGTGATGCGCGACCTGTTCAATGAGGCGGTACTCAAGCGACTCGCGGGTGAGGAGAGCCCACCATCGCCTAGCACTATGATATACAACGCGCAAGATAGATACAGCCAAGGGTGGACAGACCCCCGAGCCATGCTTGGACAAGCCATAGCAAGGCAAGAAGGACAGCCAATAAACAACCACATGTTTGCCGCAAAACAAGCCGCCCAAAGGAACGCCGCGCTGCAACAACAACACGCTTACAACGACATTGGTTTTAAGCCGTTCGTATGAGCATCATCACGCTTGATTTTGAAACCTACTACACCAAGGGGTTGGGGTTCAAGACTCAGACCACCGAGGAGTATGTACGGGACAGACGCTTTGAGGTGATAGGCGTGGGCGTGAAGATAGACGATGCGCCAGCCACATGGTTCTCAGGGACTAAGGATGAGATTCATAACTATCTGTCCACGCTCCCGTGGGACACTAATGCCCTGCTGTGCCACAACACCTTGTTCGATGGATGCATCCTTAGCTGGCACTTTGGGGTCAACCCTATGTTCATGCTCGACACACTTTGCATGGCGCGGGCACTTCACGGCGTGGACGTAGGTGGGTCACTGGCATCACTTAGTGCGCGCTACGGCATTGGCAAAAAAGGCGATGAAGTGCTCAAAGCTGAGGGCAAGCGCAGAGAAGACTTCACCAAAGAAGAACTCGCTACATACGGCGACTACTGTATCAACGATGTCGAGTTAACTTACAAGCTATGGCTAGGTTTGTCGAGCGCGTTCCCTGACGATGAGTTGGGCCTTATTGATATGACTTTGAGGATGTTTACGCATCCGGTGTTCATGGTTGACGATGCGTTGCTGCAAGACCGCGCTATTGAACTGAAGGAGGAGAAGCTGGCGTTGCTGGAAGGCTTGATGGGTACGCTTGGATGTAAGGATGCTGAGAGCGTTCGCAAGAAGCTGGCAAGCAACAAGCAGTTTGCGGCGATACTAGAGTTAGGAGGCATCCCTGCCCCCATGAAGACTAGCAAGACCACAGGCAAGGAGACCTATGCGTTGGCGAAGAACGATGAGGGGTTCCTAGCGTTGCTGGAGCATGAAGACCCGACTGTTCAGCAGCTATGCGCTGTGCGCCTCGGCACGAAGTCCACCATTGAAGAGTCACGCATTGAGAGATTCATAGATGTAGGTAAGCGCAACAAGGGGCGTCTACCAATCCCCTTGAAGTACTACGGCGCACACACAGGTCGGTGGGCTGGCTCCGACAAGGTGAACTTCCAAAACCTTCCATCAAGGGATAAAAAGAAGAAGGCGTTGAAGAACGCAGTCATTCCGCCCGATGGTCATGTGGTCATCAACTGTGACTCTTCTCAGATTGAGGCGAGGGTGCTTGTGTGGCTGGCTGGTCAGGACGATGTGGTGAAGCAGTTTGCCGATGGTGAGGATGTGTACTCGGTGTTCGCATCCAAGATATATGACCGCCCCATCTCCAAAGCCAACCCTATCGAGCGTTTTGTAGGTAAGACCTGCATCCTCGGCCTTGGCTATGGCACTGGGAAATTAAAGTTACAGCACACGCTAAAAACAACTCCACCGGGGGCAGTGGTTACCGAAGACGAAGCACAAAGCTATGTTGATACATACCGCAACGCTAACGACAGGGTTATACAGTTATGGAGAGATGGCGATGCGGTGTTGAAAGACTTATCCAACTGGGGCGACACCAAGCCGTACTACTACGGCAAGCACCAATGCCTCAAGGTCACCAAGGAGGGCATCCAACTGCCCAACGGTCTGTACATCCGCTACCCCGACTTGAAGCTGGACACCACAGAGTCGAGGTCAGGCTACGCCTACATCTCACGCAAGGGCAAGGTCTCCATATGGGGCGGCGCACTGGTTGAGAACGTGGTGCAAGCCTTGGCGCGGATTGTCGTGGGGGAGCAGATGCTCAAGATAAACCAACGCTATCGCGTGGGGCTGACTGTCCACGATGCGGCGGTGTGCGTGGTTCCCGAGGAAGACCTAGATAGCGCGATGGCATACATCGTCGAGTGCATGTCTGTACCCCCCGATTGGGCTAGGGGTTTACCCGTGGCTTGTGAAGCAAAGCACGCAAACAGCTACGGAGAGTGTTAATATATGTCAAACGAAAGGAAGCTTATGATAAAGATGACGAGAAGGTTATTGGGTACGCCACCAACCCCGCTGGAGATGGCCGCAAAGGAACTAGTGGAGGCGCAACGGGCCAAGCTGGAGGCCGAGAGCGCACGCGAGTACGCCTTTTCCATCGTGGGCTACAACGATGCCCGCATCGCCCGACTGCGCAAGCGTATGCAAGAACTGCAAGGAGAGCAAGCATGAGCGAACTGGAAAAAATGTGGACGGCATTAGAGGCTCATCAGCACATAGCTGACAAAAAGGGGTATGGGGTTGAGTGGGCACGTATGTGCAGTGAACGCACTCCTGAGGCTGCTGCGCTTGCGGCTAATGCTGTTTGGCCTACTGCGGGGGCTGATGATGCTAATTATGCTGCTTATGCTGCTGATGCTGCTCGTGATGTTGCTTGTGCTGTCAGATACTCTAGAACTGCCATTGACTACATCACTAAAGCAAACGGAGAGCAAGCATGAAGTACCGCAAAAAGCCCGTGGTCGTTGAGGCCACTCAGTGGTTCAAGCACGGCGACCATCCTGCTGTTGAGGAATCTTTGGCAAATGACCAATTCGGATGGATTGACACGCTTGAGGGCGGTCACATAGTTAGCCCCGGCGACTACATCATCACTGGCGTGAAGGGCGAACATTACCCTGTAAAATGTGATATATTTCACATGACCTACGAACCTGTGGAGGAAACAGATGGATTTGGAAGAGAAGCGCAAAAGACAACGTGAGGCAACCAAACGCTGGAGAGAGCGAAACCCTGAAAAAGTTATTGCAGCAAACAATAAAAAACGTGTCAGAGTTTATGAGCCTGAAAAAAGAAAAGCATGGCGTGAGTTGCGAATTGAGCGTGATGCAAACTATCGTGTTGCCGTTAATGCACAAGCCAAAAAACGCAAAGATGAACTCAACAGTTTTTTACGGGCGCACAAGTTGCAAGCTGGCTGTTTGGATTGTGGGTACGCGGCTCACCATGCTGCCCTTGAGTTTCATCATTTAGGAGATAAGGACGTGAATTTATCTTTTGCAAAAAGTCTAAATATGGCAAAACAAGAAATGAAAAAATGTGTGGTGCTTTGCTCTAACTGCCACCGCATTCGACATTGGGATGAGCGACACCCATGCAAGCCTGACATTTTTGAATTGACCTACGAACCTGTGGAGCAGTAAGCATGAGTGAAAAACCGGAACCATCTGCTGAAGACTGGATTATTTTTCGCCTGCTGAACGCATGGGGCAGGGACGTAGGCGGTCTGGGGTTCAACCCGATTGCGCGTAGGACTGTAGCTTTCATGGTCAAAAAGCTAGGCAAAGACACTGTGCTTGATATGGCTAAACAACTGGAAGAGGAGAACAAGCAATGGACAAAACGCTAGAAGTATGGGTAATCACTTGGGAATACTCTGACAAAAGTGCCTTTGGAATTGTTGGCGACATCGCATCCTTTGGAATTGTCGGCGACACCGCATACGAGGACTGGAACGCAGCGACGCATATCGCGCAGACACTGAAAGACCAATGCACGGGTCAACTGTTTAAGGTAGTCAAGTTAGGTTTAGTAACAGGAGCGCTGCAATGAAAGAAGACACCACACCCATCCACCCCACATGGATGAGCAAGACAGGCGGCTTTGCAAAGGACATGACCCTGCGTGACCACTACGCTGGGCTGGCTATTACTGGGCTTTCATTACACGATGTTTCGGGTGAAGCAGCTATGCAAGTAGTTGTCAATGATGCTTATCGCGTGGCAGACGCAATGCTGAAAGCGAGGGAGGGGAAATGAACATCAGAGAACTTGCTGATGAGGCTGCAAAATACAGTGCGCTCATGGCATTGCCAACTGGACAATCAGGTAATGAGTTGTTTGTTACAAGATTTGCCGAATTGGTAGCCGCACATGAGCGTGAAGAGTGCGCCAAGCTGTGTGAGGCTGAAGCCGATGATGGAAGCGAAGGCGAGTGGGATGGATGCTGTTTATCTTTGGCTAACAAAATCAGAGCAAGGAGTAAAGCATGACCAATGTAACGCTACTGGAAATCCCATCCGCAAACCAGCAGGCCATAGGCAAAGACTTGATGGACGAGCTCAGAGAAGTCATCAACGCACCCAAGTACAACCACATGACGGTAGCAACGGTAATCGGTGTGCTTGAGATGGTGAAACTGCATTACTGGCAACAATCGGAGTAAAGCATGAACGACGATGACACAGACTCAGGCGGGGACTTCTTCTTCGACTTGATGACGACGTTAGTAGCCATCTTCGTGTTCATCCTGTTCATCCTTGTGATGGGCGGTTTTGTATGGGGGCTTATCGCATGAGACTAGAAGAACGCAAGGTAGTAAATGTGGGTGGGGTGTGGAACACACATCCGCACTGGCCTGCGCTGTATTGGGGTAGCGGCGTAGACGCAGGGGTGGAGCG